CGTCTGCTGACGCTGCGCAGCAGTGAGGTCGGCGCGCTCCATGAGCCCGGCGAGCTGCACGCCTTGCTGTAGCCCTGCGGTAACGGCTTCGGCTGGATTCGGTACGCTTAGCGTATAATTGAAAGGCTGGTTCATGGGTTCACCCGAGATTAAAGTTCATGCCGGTGACGCCAGCCGCGCCCATGCCTGGCGTGTAGCTGCTGCCTGCCGCGCCGCCGCCTCCACCGCCGAACGGCCCTCGCCCCATCGCACCGAGCCCGCCGAGCGTTCCGAGAGCACCGCCGACGCCGCCGAAGATGTTCGCCATGCCTTGACCCTGCGCGAGCGCTGCGCCCGCCGCTGCTTGCCCTTGCGCGCCGAGCTGGCCGATGATGCCTTGCGTGCCCTGCTGCCCGTAGCCTGCCGCGCCCATTGCGCTCTGCTGGCCCATGCCCGAGAGCCCGCCGAGCTGCGCCATCTGCTGGTTGATGAGCTGCGAGAGCATCTGGGGGCGAAACTGCGCGAGCGCCGCTTGCGTGTTGCCGCCCCTGAGCCCGCCCGTCGCCGATGCGTTCTGCAGGATGGCGTTCTCGCCTTGCTGCACCATCGCCTGAAACTGCGGCCCTTGCTCAAGCTGCGCGATTGCCGCTCGTTGCGCATCGGCCCCGCCGAGCCCGAGGAGCGCTTGCTGCTGCCCTAGCGCGCCTTGCCCTGCCTGCATGTACGGCGCAAGGAGGCGCTCCATCTCGGCCTGCTGGCGGCGCTGCTCTGCGATCGCTGCATCGCTCGCCGAGCGCTGCGCGCCGGATGCCTCTTCGGCGGCTCCGGTCTGCGCGTAGTACCCGCCGACTGCCGAAATGACCGAGCCGCCAATAACTGCTGTTGCTACCCATGTCATCATGCACCCCTATCAGATAGCTCGTGGACGCGCAGCCGTTCGAGAAGCGCGTGCGTCTCGTTGTGGATGTCGCTTTTGATAACGATTTGCTCTTCGATCTTGTCGAGGTCGCGCTCGTCGGTGGCGTGGACATTGTGAAAAACGATGTCTTCGAGCACGAGCGCAACCTTGCGCCCTGGCGGAGCGATGAACGTCAGCGGCGCTGAAACGGTCTTAACGCCTTCAGGCGTTGCGATCGTCATGCTGCCTTTGAGCAGGATGCAGACGTGCTCGAATCGGTGTTCGTGCCCGACGATGAGCGTGCCGGCTGGCGCCGACATTTGCCGAACGTAGACGCCCGAGGCGAAGAAGTGGTCGATCGGGCAATCGACCTGCGGAAGCGCAAGCATCGCCCCTTCGAGCCGCTCAATCTTATCGGCGTCGTCGTCACGTGCTGCTTGCGCGAGTGTGCTCATCCCTCCTCGAACTCCTTCTCTTCCCACGCCTGGCACACGCGCAGGTCGTGGCACACGAAAGAGAAGCTCGTGCAGAATCCACGCATCCCAGCGTCGACGTCCCAGGCGTTCCACGGGATGCGCTCCATCTTGAGCTGCGCGTCCGGCGTGTTGTCGTAATATTCGCAATTCGAGCAGCGACGGCGACGAGCCTCGGCTTCGTCGAGCTGCATCGTCTTTGCGATCGCGCGCCAGTAGTCGGCGTTCGCCCCGCGCTCGTTCGACGGCTGCTCGGGTCCGAGCTGCCAGTCTTGAATCACCATGAGCGTGTTTTTCTTGTTCTCGCTCGTCGACGGGAACGGCTTTTCGATCGGGATTCCGAGCATCATCATTATGAGTACTCCACACCGCTTGCGCGGATGCTCAACGTAGTTGCGGCGCTGGCTTGCGTGACGATGAACGAGCCCGTCAGGAGCCACTGACCGATAAGCTCAGGGCAGAGGTACGTCTCGCTGGGCACGACGGGCTTTGCATCAACGACAAGGTTTGCGTTTGACGCCGAGCCGCTGTCGGTGACGAGCCACACCGAGAGCGTTGCATTCACTGCGCCAGTGTTCGTCACGGTGAACTTGTCGATGCGGGTGCGCGCACCCGTAGGCGCGGTATATTGCGCAGTTTGAGCGTTTTCAGCCTGCTTCGGCGGGATGAGAACAGTTGGAACGACAGCCATGGGGGAGACCTAGCGCGAAATGGTGTTGACGGTAAGGAGGACCGAAGGCACGGCGGGCACGGGGGCTGCAGCGCCGAGCGCCTGAATTTGAATAGTAGTAGAGTCGACTGCCCACATGATCTCGAAGTAGTCGCCGCCTGCAAGCTGCGCGAAGAAGTTCCACGCTGCAATCGTCTCTGCGTTGTTGCCCTGAATGCGAATTTGAGAGGCGCTGTTTGCGACGTTGACTCCGTTCACGCGAAGCCAAATCCAGAGGAGCCCGACGGGAGCACTCGTTTTGTCAATCTGCGCGCTGAACTGAATATTGTAGACCGCCGCTGTGTCGACGTAAACGCGGCTCGTAGGAGCTCCGACGTAGACACCTCGCGAAAGGTCAGTAGAGTTGTACGTCATCCCATAGGCGGTGTTGATGACCGCTGCCGTCTGCGTCGTCGTGTCGCTGAATGCTCCGTAACGGTAGCGCACGGCGTCGACCGACGCGCTGCTCGTCGGAGGAGCGAGCAGGAGGCCCGCCACGGCGTCTGAGAGGCCCACTAGCGCGCTCGTCGCTGCCTGGGCGGCAGAGAGTGCGGTCTGTGCGTCAACCGCCGCGTCTTGGGCAAGCTGCGCGACTACGCCTGCGAGGGAGTTAACGCCTGCGAGCGCGGCTCCTGCGTCGATGGCCACGCCCGTTGCGTCTGACTCCTGAACCCCTTGCGCAAGCGCGAAGAGACTTTCAAACTGCTTAATCGTGCGGGGGTCCGACGCGAAGGCTGCAATCTGATCGCGCGTGAGGATGAGTTTTAGCGGAGCTGCCATCAGTACGCCAGCGGCTCTAGGGTTGCTTCGATTCGAGCAAAGGAGAGGTTTGAGCGCGAGTCGCCGGTAAAGCGCTGTATTCGCCAGTTGCGCATGTGCCCCTGCCGGAACCAGACAAGGCGCTTTACGCGCTGGCCCTGCTTGCCGCTGCGAATGCTCTTGTCGACGCTCCACGATTGACCGTCGACGCTGTAGCTCGTCGAGATGAGCGGGTCTTCGCCGAAGGCAACGGAGCCGGTGAGCGCAACGAGCTCAAGCTCGTTGAAGACGACGCCTTTGCCTGAATTGTAAGCGATCGAAGTTGAGAACTCCCACCGAACCACGGAGCCGTAATGGCTGCTTGCCGAGGTCGTGAAATAGCCGAAGGAGGGCGATGACGGGTCGGCGACGTTCCATCGGTCGTAGGCCCAGATAATGCTCTGCCCGCGGTACTGCGAGAAGCCTTGCACCGAGCTCGTCAGAATGAACCAGACGGAAGAGCCGACAGCCTTCGTCGCCGCGAGGTCATAGACCAGCGTTCGGTCGGGGAGGTGAATGTAAAGATGTTCGTGCGCGCTGTCGTTGCGACTTTCGCAAAGCGTCTTCGAGAGCTGCTCCTCGGTGTAACTCGCGAGCACCTGGTCAATCTCGCGCGTTGAAATCTTGTTCGCGCTCGCGTTCATGCCGAGGTAGACGCCTGGAGCTTCGTTGCGAGCCGAGCCGACGAAGGCGACAGCGTCGGAGAAGACCACGCACGCGCGAGGCCCAATGCACCCCATTTGAATCTGGGCGCCTTCAATCCGCTGAAACGGAAAGCCGATGCCGCCGACGTTGTCGAAGACTTCGATCGTGTTCCGGTTGAGCGCGTAGACTTCGTTTCGCAGCTTCAGAAGAGCGACGATAGGGTCGGGGTCCGCTTCGCTGCTCGCGTACTTCAGCGGGCTCACGGCGAAGGGGTCGTTCAGCTCGGTGACGATGAGGAATTCGCCGTCGGTCGTCATGAAGTAGCCGTCGACCCAGCAGAAATCCACGACGGTTCCGAGGTCCGGATCGGTGACTTGCGCGAGCGAAGAGCCGGTGAGATAGTAGAGTCGATCGCCGCTGTTAATCGCGAGGCGGTCGAAGGAGAAGTCCATCGTAACGAGCCCGCCGGGGCCTACGTCGCCGAGGTCTTGCACGATGCCCGCAGGGTCGATGCGCACGAGCCGCGTGCCCATGACGCGGTAGAGGCTGCCTTCCCAATTGATGCCGCCGCGGTCGGCCCCTGGCCCCTGGCCCTGCTCAATGATGCCGTCGGCGGGGCGAAGGTACGCATCCGAGATGCCCGTGCCCATTGGGACGGGCACGAGGTTCACCGGGTACGCCGTGCGAAAGTCGGGCGTGCCGTTCGTGTAGATGCCTGAGAGGAGCGGGATAGCGGCCACGGCTACTCGTTCGCCGGGGCGGGTTCGAGCGGCACGTCGAGCGCCTTACCGAGCACCTCGACGGACTCGGCAACGCCGACCGCTTCGGCGAGCTCCAGGAGCCCTGCCTTCTGCGCTCGATGCGCGACGATGACGAGGTTCTTCAGCGCGTGTTCGGAAGTCACAGTACGTCGCTCGGTGGCGCTGCCGGCGCAACGTCGCGCACGATCTCGGTGATGGTGAGGCCGAGGGCTTCGGCGGTGAAGGTGTAGAGGTATTCGTCGTCGCTGCCCCATGCGGCGTAAGCCTCGCCTGCAAGCGACAAGACCCCGGTGGTGAGGTTGCCGCGCTCTTCAGTTTGGAGCCACCACTGACAGCTCGCGGATGCTCCGGGCTGCACGGTTACGTTGTTGATAAAAAGCACGGTAGCCGTGCCGGGGAAAACTTGGACTGGTTGAATTTTTGCGTACATGTTAGACCGTGTAGGTGACGTTGAGAAACGTGTCCGACGTGCGCAGCGCGAACGTGGGAAGATAGAAATTGCCGTTTGTGTACGCGACGCACGGGCCGTCCGCTGCAATTCCGCTCGTAGACGTAGATCCGGGCGCTTCGACCGCTGCCGTCATTCCGGATGGCAGAGAAATATATGTTGTCGAAGCGATACTACTAAACGTTGCCGCTGCCGTCGCCGATAGTTTGACTTGCAGCGTCACGACGCGCCCAATCCTGGTATATCGGGCGGTCGCAACGGTCGGAGCTGTCCCGCCAAAGCCGGTAAGGGCCGGCGTCCACGTGCCTTCCGCGTAACAGTCTAGCGCCTGCGTGTCAGCGTTGCCGGGCGACGAAGGGAGCTTGAGGCCCCATGCTGCCGTGGACACGTCGAGCGTGTTTGACGCTGGCGAAGTGACGCCGCCGAAACCGATCGCGCCCGTGGCCGTTGCCTGCATCACATAACGTGAATTGACCACGTCGTAGAGTGACCATGCGGTAGCGGCAGCGCTTCCGAGGATGCCGTTTAGCCAGCGCACAGCTCCCGTGTCGTCGCGATATCGCCAGTTGCCGGCGCGGCCTGCAACGGCTGTGCGTGTTCCGATGAGGCCATACACGCCATTTGAGTCAAGAATCTTGTTTGACGTGTCAAGCGTCAAAAGACCTGAGCCAAAGTCGAGCGCGGTCGTGCTCGTCGCCAAGGTCCACGTCTGCGCGTTGGTGAATGTTTCCGCCGTCGCCGCGCTCGTGATCGTCGTGCCCGATTCGCTCAGGAGCGAATCTCCGATGGTCGTGCCAGCCGTGAACTTCGCGAGCTTACCGGGCGTGCCGCTGCCGCTAGTAGGAACGCCTCCGCCTGATCCATTGATTCCTCGCAGCATCAGAAGCCCTCGCCGGGGATGACGTGGAGCGAGCCGCCGACGGCTCCGATGTACGTCAGCGAGTCGTGGTCCTGCTCTTTCGTGATGGTCACTTGCCCGAACGGCACCGGGTAATCTGCGGTCGTCGCCGCCTTCACTCCGTCGCTCGCCTTGTAGGTTCGCACGTAGACGATGACCGTCCCGAGGTTCGTGAGACAGAGCGATTTCGAGGTGGCGCCGATGACTGAGTTAGCGGCAACCGCGCCAGGGGCGACGGTAATGCCTTGCGTGTACGCTGGATTGAAAGTCTGTAACGCGGCCATGATGCCTCAGATGAAGTAGGTTGCGACCATGTAGCGAGTGGAATTGCTCGCCGGAATGACAAACGTAGCCACTGCCGGCTTCTGAAAGAAGGCTCGAAAGAGTGCGCCATTTTTGGCGAGAAAAGTAATGAACCCGTCTCCGATTGGCGTGCCCGTTAGCAGATTTGCAGTCGGCGTGATATATGCCGGGAAGTTGTCGAAGTAGTCCGTCGCCGAAGTGAAAGTCAGCGACGAGGCTGCGGCGGTCGAGATGGTGATTTCGAGCGTGACTTGATTCCCGACGCGCTGATAGCGCCCGCCGAAGGAGACGATGCCGACGATGCCGACGCCATTATAGACGGGCGTGAAGGTGCCTTCTTGGTACGCATCGAGCACGTTCACGTCGGCTGACGCTGGGGCACTCGGGAGCCGGATGCCTTGCCCCGTGCCTGAGGCGTCGAACGCCGTGGTGACGGCCAGCAGCTTCACGTCGCCGCCAGGCGTAATCAGGAGGCGGTCGGCGACGGTGCCTGCGGAGCTCGTCGAGAAGGTTATCGTGCTTGAGCGCGTCGCGGCCCAGTTCGTTGTCGCGTCGACCTTGATGCGAGCCGCGTCGAAGAAGCCCGCGCCGTCGTAGGCTCGCGCCGAGAAAGAGCCGAGAGTATCGGCTGCGAGCACCGCAGCGGGAAAGAGAAGATTGCCACGCGCGACGGAGGTTCGAAAGCCTGCGGTGCCTACGCCGCCGTCGGTGAAGTTTGCCGCTTCGACGACGACCGATCGCGGGGCTGTGCTCTGCGTGTTGACGACCGACGAGATGATGTCGGCGTCGCTGGAGCTGTTGAACTGGTTGCCGTAGACGGCGAGCTTCTGCCCGACGACTGCCACGCCGCCGACTGCTACCTCGGTGCCGTTGTCGCGCACAATCGAGTTGCTGAGCGTCGTAGGGCCGGTCCACTTCGGTAAAAATCCAGAGGTTCCAGAGCCGACCGACGTAGGCTTCTCGGTCGTGTACCACGCGAGCGAAAGAACGTCGTAGCGCAGGGTCAGCGAGGCTCCTGCCTGGATGCCCGATGGTGCGCCGTTAAGGGCCGTTGCGCCGTTCAGCGTGAAGGTAAGCGCTGTTACCTCCTGCGACGAGTAAAGAACGATTTCTTGACCGTCTGCGGCGCTTGCAGCGGCAGGCAGGACGATGGTGCCGGTCGCCATCGTGCCCGTCGGCGTGAGCAGCACGAAGAGCGAGCTCGCCGTCGTCGGGAGCGCGAGAGTGAAACCTGCAAGCGTTGGCGATGCCGTTACGCGCTGAAAGGCTGGAGACATCCACGCGGATTCAATCCAGCCCAGGAGCGTGTTCAGTGACGCCTTGCGGCCTGAGCCGTTGACGGTCGAGTAAAGAATGATCTGGTCGCTGCTGGTCAGCGTCGTAGAACTTGAAAGTTGATTCAGCGTCGACATTCTTAATACTCCGCGTCGAATTCAATTGCGTTGCCGCCCTCGACAATAACGTCGTCATCCTGCGGCGGCTTGAGGAACGGCCCCCAGAACTGGCCCCATTGCTTGTTGCCTGCGCCTGCTGGCGTCTGCGCGGGGTACTGCATCATGCCTGGTCGCGCAGCTCGAATGAAGAGCGTGTTCAGCGCCTCGCGAGCGCCCGTCATCGTTGCCGGAATGACCTGCTTACCGTAGCTCGGCGCAATCTTCACCGCGAGGTTGAGGATGATGCCTTCATTCGCGCGGTCGGGCACGAGCGTTTGCTCGTCGAGGCTCGCGTACTGCGGCGATCCTGGGAGCGGGTAGCCGAGCAGGATGCCGCGCTCGTACCAGTCGGCCATCATCGCATCAAGTCGCCGCAACGCGCTCTGGTACTGCTCAGGCTGCATGTCGAACGTGTAGGAGGCGAGCCCGATTTCGTCGAAGGCCGCTTCGATGAACTGGCGTTTCGTCCAGCCCATCATGCACCGCCTTCGAGCGCCTTTGCGAGCTCAATCATGAGCCGCTTGTCGCTCCATCGCCCGTCAATCTTGAGCCCGAGCGACTCGCAGTGCGCTTCGAGCTCTTCGCGCGTTGGCGGGACGTCGTCAGCGGGTGCCGGAGCTGGCTCGGTAGGAGGCGGAGCCGGAGCGAGGAACGCTTCGGCAGCTTCGGGCAACGTGGCGAACCAGCCCGCAGATAGAGCAGCCGCAAGGTCCGCCTCGTCCGTAACTGGGTCGGCTCGGTACGTCGTTCCGGGTGGCCCCCAGTGCGGCCCCGGGCAACGATAAACGAGAGTAGGAAAGTCCATTCACTTCATGCCCTTCATCGACTTGCCAGCCTTCTTCGCAGCGGTTCGCGCAGTCGAGAGCGCGACGGCAACGGCCTGCTTCTGCGGCATCCCGGCCTTCATCTCTTTCGAGATGTTCTTCGAGACGGAGCCCTTCGAGTAACCTTTGGTCATCGGCATGGCGGCGAAGGTAGCACGCGCAAGGCAAAAAAAAAGGAGCGACCGAAGCCGCTCCTTCTGATTCCGTTTCGCGCCGCTCAGGTCTGCGAGAACATCATCACGCCCGACATCTCGGGCTGCTTGTTGACGACGCCGAAGAGGCAATCGACGCGGAATTTCTCGGTGTTTGTGTTGATGTCGAACCACTTCGACGCAACGAGCTGAAGCCCGTTGTCGGTGGTCGCCTGCATCGTCGCGACGCCAGAGGCGGACGGAACGACGAGACGGCCTGGGAGAATTTCGAGCGAGTCCTTCTGCCAGAACGGGTTCAGGAAGTTCGTCACCGTGTTCAAGAAGACGAGCGCGGCGGTGGCCGAGGTCGTGTTCACGACGCAGTTCTGGTACATGAGCTCGGCTTGCGTCGAGCCCTGCGCCGAGATGACGGGAGGGCTGATGGTCATCGTCGTTCCCGAATCGACCGACTGCACGCGGAAAGTCTTCAGCGAGCCCGTGTCGGTCTTCGTGATGTGATGCACCGCGTTCACGTTTGCGATCGTGAAGTAGTCGCCAGCAACAACGGAAACCGTCGACGAGACGGTGATTTGCTGCGAGCGGTTGTCGACGTTAATCTTCACGAGACCGTTGGTGCTCGTGGTCGTCGCGGCTGGCGTGTAGGCGATTTGGCCCACGCCTGCGGCCGAGCTGTTGACGGTGAGACCTGCGCCGCCGGCTGCGGCTGTCTTGCGCTGCGCGTAGTCGAACTTGAGCGTGTCAAAGCCGCTGACGACGCCGATGAACGCGCGCTCGTAAGCGTTATCGCTCTTGGCGTTGCCGAAGGAACGCGATGCGCTTTGCAGGTCTTTCGCCATGCCGTTGTAATCGCGCGTTGAGAGGCCGAGGCTGCGGTCGTAGCTCGGGACGCCCTGCTCGTTGAAGATTTGGTCGCACTGCGACACGTCGTCGAAGCCGGTCGCCGCAGCGGTGCGCTTCACAAAGAGCGTACCTTGCGCGGCAGCGCCGAGCAGAGCCACGTTCACGTCAGAGGCGAGCTTCTGCTTCGCTGCGTCGTAGAGACGGCCTTCCTGAAGCGCGTCGCGAAGGTTCGCGGCGGTGAGCTGGAAAGAGACGGTCTTCGTCGTGTTGATTTGCGCAGGCACGGTGAGCTGCGTGTAATCCTTGAAGCCTGTCGAAGCGATTGACGAGCCCGCGGTGCCGTCGATGCTCGTCGCGATGTAGGGCTGCGGACGCCAGATGACGTTGTCCGTGCGTTCCATCGTCGTTTGATCGGTCTGGTAGATGGTCGCGTTTTTCGAGATAACGAGACCGTCCTGGAAGCCTTCGAGGAGGTTCTCGAACGCGACGATTTCTTGCTTGCTGAATGCGTTTGCCATGGTGTGTCCTTGTGAAAACTACTTCGACGCGCTCTTGAGCTGCCGCTTGTAGGCGACGAGTTTGTCGGCGTTGCCGCTCTTCATCGCTTCGTCGCGGAGCCGCTCAAGAGTCGAGTCGGATGATGACTTAGGTGCAGAGCCTTTCGGCGTCTGTTCGGGGGTTGGAGGTTTCGCCTTGGGGCTAACTTTCAATTTGGTTTCCAGTTTCGCCACGGCGAATGCGAATCTTACGGGGTCGGTGATGGCCTTGAGCTCAGCGAGTTTCGCTGCGTCTTTCCCGAGCGCGTACGTGACGAGCGCGGGATTGTCGGAGCCGCTGACGATGATGCCCTGCTGGGTCACGTCGAGAGCCGAGGTAACTGCGTGTTCGGCCTCGTCGTAGTCGCGCACGCGGAGGGAGGCTTTCGCCTTCGCGTACCCGTCGAGTCGAACCTGCCACGCCTTGCGCTGGCTGTCTTCGCCTTGCTTCTGCCGCGCTGCGTGCTCGTCGGCAGCGCGCTTCCGCTCAAACCAAGAGCCGATTGCGGTCTCGTATCTTTCAGCGTCGTAGTCGTGGTCTTCAAGCTTCGGCTTCGCTCCTAGCGTCGGCGGTAGTGGCTCGCCTGGCGCTGCTGTCTTCAGCCTTGTCTCGTATTCCCGCACCTTGCGCTCTTGCTCGCGCAAGAGCTTCCGCAGCTTGTTCACCAGCTTAGGGTCGCGCTCCTCTGCTGGCTCGCTCGGCTGCGGCGTCGCGCCGCTGACGGTGACTGTCACCTCGTCTTCGATCGCGTCCTCGTCGTCGTCGTCGGATGCCTCGGCGGTGTGCTCGCCTGCGGGCTCGACTTCTTCGGTCTCGGTTGCGGTCTCTTCGGGTGTGCCCGTCTCCTGCTCTTCAATTTCCATCACGTCTCACGTCACTCGGGCATGGGCTGCCCGGATGCCTGCATCGGCGTTCGCATGGTCGTTGCTCGTGCGATCGCCTCGGCTGTTTTAATCGCTTGACTCTGCGCGGAAATGTTGACGCTTGCAAGCGTTTCGACCGTCTTCGCCTTCGTCTCTTCGCTCTTGGCGATTGCGAGCTGCGTGTCGGCTTGCGCCTTCATCGCCCTGGCCTGCGCCTCGGCTGCGGCTGCCTGGAGGTAGAGCGCTTGCGGGTCGGGCTGCTGCTGCTGCGCGGCTGCGGCCATCTCCTTCGCCTCTTCTTCGGTCGGCTTCACGACGCCGATCGCGACGAGCTTCTTGCGCGCGAACTCGCGCACGTCGGTCATTCCTTCGCCGTCCATGTTCATCAGCATGAGCTGTTCGATGATGCTCGACGTCTGCGGGTCTTTTGTAATCTGCAAGAGGCCCATGTACGCGCGTTGCTCTGCGTCTCGTCGGCTCTGCGTCGACGGCCCGACCTCGGAGACAACGTCGAAGGATGCGCGCGAGAGGTCATTCTGGAGCTCGATTCCGCCGTCGGTTCCGATCGTCGGCTTCTGAAGCTCGACGGTCGAAACGTTGCCCGAGTCGCCGATCGTCTTCATCTTGCGTTTCTCTTCGACGTAGACCTCGCGAGCCATTGAGAGCCAGATTTCGCCGCAGCGTTTCATCGCCTTAGCGAAGTTGCTCATGTAAATGAAGGCGTTCTGGTCGATGCGATTCGTGACCGCTTCGATCGCGCGACCGCTGACGCCCGACACGAGCTTGTCAGCGCCTTCGGGGTTGCCGAGCGTGTCGCGAATGTCTTGCTCGCTCATCTGAATGACGGCTGCGAGCGCTGGCGATACCTGCGGAGGCTTCGTGTAGCCGACGGGGCCTACGACCTGCACCGAGCCGTCGGCCTGCGTGACGGGGTTCACGAGCAGGAAGGGGCGATTCACGAGGTTGTCGGTGCGCCACTGCTCGGCAATCTCACCGGCCACTTGCTCGGGCAAGAAGATGGGCTTCTCGATGGGCGAGAGCGCGGCAATCTCGGTGAGCTTGCTCTTCTGCATGTTGCTGAGCCGCTGCGCATCTTTCGCGAGGCGTACGACGCCCATGCAACGCTCGACGTTGTCGACGAACCAGCGCTTACCGTAAACGGGCACAATCGGAATGCACCGCCCTGGAATGTAGCCCTGATCTTCAAGCACCTTGCCGCCGGTCATCACGTATTTGTGAACGCGCTTCTGCTTGCGGCGACGCTGCGGGAGCTCGACTGCGCCTGTCGACGAAAGCATCTGTTCGAGGTTCTCGTCGTCGTCGAAATCTTCGCGCGCGTAGACCTGCTCGGAGCCGTCGAGGAGCTGAAAGACGCGCTGCACCTCGGTGCGCTCTTCGATGCGGTAGTACTCGGCGACGTAGACGACGTCGGGCGTGCACCAGTCGTACTGCGAGCGCGACACGAGCTTCGGCCACGTCGACGGGCTGTCGCCGTAGCGCTCTTGGTAAGCCTTCGTGCTCATCGACGTGACGACGAAAGCGAAGCGAGCGTCGCTCTTGTCCTGCCGCTTCGCTTCGAGGTCGAAGAATACCGACGTGTCGGCGTCGAAGATGGGCTCGATGCGAATGCGCTGCTTGTCGTTGTCGGGGTCGAGCTCGTCCTCCCAATCGGAGCGCAGCCGCCACGCGCCGAAGCCACCGCCGACCGCTTCTTCGAAGGCGTTGTCGTACGCTTCATCGGCGACGGAATCCTGCTCGTCGGCGCGGTAGAGCCCGCCGCACACGTCGGCGAGCTTATCGTCTGCGCCGTCCTTCGAGATGAAGTCGACCGAGATGCGATTCGCTCGGTACTCCGAGACGATGCGCATCACCGAGAGGTGGATTTTGTTAACCTCGATGCGCGGCTTATTCTCGAACTGCGCGAGCCACGGGCCTTCCCACTGCGCTCCAGCGATCGAATAAAAGCGCCGGTCGTCGAGGCACTGACGGCGCTCGGCTTGCAGCGCGTACTGAATGTCGTCGTACTGCGTCAGCGCTTCGTCGTGGATGCGTGCGAAACGGGCTTCTTTCGATTCGGCCATGCGCGCGACGGTATCACTTGCGCCAGCCGGACGCCATGCTGCCGATGTTCACCGCTGCGACGGGGCGTGCAGCCTGCACCCGGCGAGCGCCTTCGCAGGCGTAGCGCAGGGCGTCGATGACGTGGTTCTTCGCGTCCTGGAGCTGCGGCAGGATGCGCCCGGTGAGCGCGTCGGTCTTGTACGAATACAGCGTGAGCTCGTCGATGGTGTGCGTGCAGCGCGGGTGAACGACGATGTCGTGCGACTTCAGGAACTCGACGCCCTCCTCGACGGAGCGCGGCCCCTTGACTGCGGCCATAATCTTACCGAAGCCGTTGCGGCGCATGTGCGAGATGGTCTCGGGACGCGCGGAGTCGGCGACGATCGGCCAGCGCTCTGCCTCGGGAATCGTGAGGAAAAGCGCAGGCGTGTCAACGATTTCGCAGCCTACGGAATACACTTCGTAGTCAATGTATAGTTTGCGTCCTACGACGTGGCAACGCACGAGCGTCGTCGGGTCGACGGCAAATCCCCAGTCAGCGCCGAATCGGTGAACGGCGTCAGCGGGCGCGTCGAACTCCTCAATCTGCCAGTTGCGGAATACACGCGATTCGCTGTTGCGCAGGTATTCGCCTCGCCATACGTGCGCGTACTTGTCCGGGTCTCGGCGCTTGTCGTACTCCAGCTCGGCCTTGAGCACGTCGGGAAACCACGGGTTGTCGCTGTAGTTGACGCGCACGACGGCAGCGTCGTGAGGCGGCGTGTCGCCTCGGAGGAGCGCATCGACGGGGTCGGTCGATTGCGAGGGATTCCAGGAGAACCACAGCTCGGAGCCAGGGCGTCGAATCGTCGGGCGGAGCAGGTCGAGCGAGCGTTGCGAGAGCGATTGCGCCTCCTCGACCCAGGCGCAATCGTAC